CAGTATCTAATGCAATATTAATATTATCTAAGTTTTCAGAAATAATATCCATTAATTCTACAGTATAAGCACCAACGAATTGTGAGAATATAGAACTAGCACTAGCATCTGCTGTACTCCATTTTTGAGTAGCATAATTATAAATAATTACTTTATCACAAATACCAGTAGTATTAGATGTATCATTTTTAGATGGGTATAACCACATAGCTAATTGATTAAAAGGATCTACTGCTGCACAAATTCTATCTGTGTATGCTTTGTTTAAATCTAAATCAAAAAATCTATTTACTTTTTCTGCACCAATAGAAACTACTTGATCTCCATTTAATTCATAGAATCCGTCATCCGCATAAAAGAAAACTCTACGATTATCTTGACAGACAGTTCTTCCTAATACTGCACCCCTATTTGGTGATATTACTGATAGCCTAAATACTGTTGCACCACCCACATAGTCCATACGAACTATTTGGTTTTGTCTAAAAATATATGAAATCTCTCCAGAGGTTATGTGAGTTATTTGTCCACCTGATCCTGGTAGGTCTTGCAAGTCTGATTGTTTAGTTCCAGCTGCCCAAGTAGAAATATCATTTATTCCTGACCATTGTATTCTATTAGATGCACCAACATGATTACCTGTTACTAAAAAATCTCTTATAACACCTGAACATTTAAATACTGGTACAGTACCTGATGTTGCAATTGTAGATAAATTTGCAAAGTTAGTTGATGTACCCATTAAATAATATTGAGGTGCATCTACACCATTACTAGCTATGATATAATTTCCAAATTGTGTAAATGTAAAGTAATCAGTATTGCCACCAGTTAAACCAGATTTTCTTGATGTAAATGTTCCTGAAGCTAATTGATGTATGTCTGAATTAGTTGCTACAAAATTAAATACAGTATTAGAGTTATCTCTAAATGAACCTGCACCTCTACTATCTTTAGCTATATTGTTAGCAGAATAATTAACTAATGAAGGAAATCTTTTATATGATGATGCTGCGAAATAAACATTGTTAGCAGTATTTGCACCAGGATTATTATATTCTGGTTGGTCAGGTAGCCATTCTCCAAAAGGTATTTGCATTATTCTCCTATTGGTTATTGTTTGTTACAAATTTAGATATATCATTAAATGAACCTGCAACAGTTACATCACCTCTTTGTTGTAAAGGTGCATTACCATATTGATCTTCTCTATCATTTCTCTCTAATCTTTCTAAAGCAGTTGTGTACATTCCTTGCCATTGTTGAAGTCTTTGAGGATCAACACCACCTAAAAAATTAGCAGCATGATATAATGAACCATATAAATAGATTGCAGGATGACTTGCTAATATATAATTAGAAGTATTAGTATCTGATAAAGCTGCAAACTTAGCATAATAATTTAATGTTCCTGTATGTGCAGAATCTGGAATGGGTGCAAATCTAAAATTATCACCAAGTATAGTATATGCTGAAGGCATTCCAGTTGTAGATGAACCTCTAATTTGATCCATTTGAGCTGGAGTAATATATTTTAAAGCATACTTAGTTCCACCTGATGTAATAAAAAAATCTCTTACTTGTAAAAAATCTGTAGGTAAAGATTCTGTTTCTGAATCTATTGTAATAGAAGTTGAGGTAATCATTTTTCTAACTCTTAATTTTGAGTTAAGATCAGCTTCTGTTAGAACAATAAAATCATTAGCTATCTCAGTTGTTAAATCTGATCTGTTTAACCAATTTGCTATAGATGTTTTTAAATCTGAATATGTTGCAAGTGCCATTATATTTTACCTTCTGCGGTTCTAAAATATTTAAACTCATTACTATTTAATTTTGTTTTTAATATTTTACTTTGAACTTCTTTAGGAAGTGCAAACCAATTACCATCTCCATTATACTCTTTTGCCCAAACAGATAAAGCTAAAGTTGGAATAGAAGCTACTCTTTTTAAATCTCTTGATTTAGAATAACCATCATCTTGATTTAATAATATTTTATTATGTTTTAAATGAGAGTCTATATTAACTTCTTCATTTACAACAATTTTCTTTTCCATTTCATCTAATGAAAAAGTTTCTTTTTTTAAACCATCAACAATTGTATCTTTTTTCATCTACCTTGACCTTTATATCTTGTTTGTTTTTTTTGTCTGCACTCTGATTTGTTCTGAGATTTTTTATGACAACCTGGTCTTTTTTTAGGTTGATCTCTTGGAACAAAGTGAACGAACTTTTGTCTAGCCACTAAGCACTCATTTCAGTAACATATACATTTGTAGATGAACCATGAAATACTGCAATCTTTTCGCCAGGTGAAACTTTTAACATTTCTATTTCACCAGATGGTAATAAAGCTGATGTTGCACTTGCAGTAGGTGAACCACCTAAAACAAAATGACAATTAGCATCTCCAACTATTCTTATGTATTCAGTTTGTGAACCAAATGCAGCGGAAGCTGTTGAAGAATTATTAGTATTAAGTTTCTGTGTAGTACCAGGTCTTAAAGCATAATTATAACTCATTTTTTTTCTCCTAATTAATTATGGGGGAAATACCGCTAGGCAAGATCCCCCAAATATTGTTATATACTATTATCTTCTAATTACGAAAGTAATTTCCATTTTAGAAGTATTTGATGAACCACCATTAGTAATACATTCAATAGTACCATCTTCAGCAACAGTATTTAAAGCTGTTGGAAAAGCAGTTGCTACTTTACCAGCTGAACCTGAAGCTACATGACTTATAGCACCTCCAGTTACTGCAACACCACCTATTTCAAAAGAGATAGCTGCTGTGCCAGTTGTAGTTGCTTTGTTGTGAGTGATGATTTTTACAATTTTTCCACCATCAGGTACACAAACAAAAGTTGATGAAGCTGTTGAAACATCTGGAATTGCAGATGTTAAAAAGTAATCGTTTAATGTTCTCATTTTTTTATCCTATTTATTTGCTTCGTTCCGTCATTGACTTCAAAGACCAAACAAAATTGTTAATTGAATGATGGGGGATAATTCCCCCACCACTTTAGATTTATTATGAAGTAGTTAAATCTGTGATTAAACCACTTGCTTTTTCATTTCTTGACTCAAGAGTGTACTCAGCAACCATAAATCTCTGATCTGCGTCTGCAGTCTGAGCTGGTGTTTGTAGAGAGAAATCTCTTAAAAAAGAAACTGCCCAGTATTCCATATCTAGAATGTGAGCATCTTGACCGATTTTAGCAGCAGTACCATTAGCACCTCTGATAAATCTGTTTGGTGATACTTGCATAGTTCCAAAGTCAGATTCGTACACATCAATAGAAGTAATTAATCTTCTATCTTCCGCAGCATCAAATCTAGTAGAACCGCCTGTAAAGCCAGATAGTTTCTGTTTATTGAAAGCATTTACCATAATCATGTTAGGGTTTCCGCCTTCATTGTAACAGCTAACTAAAATACCTTTTAACTGATCTTCAGTAAAAGCTCTTTGAGTTCCATCTGTTCTTATAGCACCATTACCAGCACCAGAACCACCAGCACCTGCATCAACATTAGTTTCGTACCAAGTTGGACATCCACCTAGTTTTCTTGCAGTTGTTGCATTACCAGCAGATTTAGCAACATTAGATAAAAGAGCTGTTTCCATATCTCTTTTTAATTCTTTTGCAGCTTTAGCTACTTGGTAAGCCATCTCATTATTTCTTCCAGCAGAAGTTACAGCTTCGTTAGTTGCAGTAACTTGAATTCCTTTAGTAGAAATTTGAGTGTGGTTATTTTCCAATGTAGTTGGTGACATAGTTCCATAAGAAATATCAGCACCTTCAACAGCAGCATTTGCAGCAACATCCGCTAGTGCATCTGTTTGCCATTGGTGTAAAGTATTAGTTGCTTTTGTTTTTGCAACTCCAGACATAAAAGGTGTTTCTGTTGGACTAATTGAATAAATTATGTCCGCTAGATCCTCTCTTATACCTATAGTTGTGTATGTTTGGTATTTAGCCATTTTTTTTCTCCGTTAGGTTATTGTTTATAGATAACGCATCAGTAAATCGGTAGCATCTTTTGCATTACCGCTTTTCTTCAACGCATTAATCTTCTTCAACCTAGACTGACTATTCAAATCTTCCTTAGTAGATTTAACACCTGACTTAACAAATTTACTAGATGGTTTTACTTTTTTATTAACTAAACCAGGTTTAACTGATTTAGATTTTGTAAAGCTCATACCATCCATGATCACATCAAAATATCTTGAATCATAAATTCTTGCGACATCATCATTTGAGAAGCCTTTAGAATTTAAATAACCCATGATATTATTTTTAACTGTAGCACCTTTTATAGGGTCAGCAATCTCAGGATGTTTTAAATGAAGTTTTTTTTGTTCATTTCTAAGTATATCCTGAAACTGAGCTTCTTGATGTTCTCTCAGTTTTTGCTGTGCTTGTTGAATCGTTTGTTTTCGTTTATTAATCTTACGATCAATCTTAGCAGCTTCAGTTGGATCTTCATCCCAAAGAGCATCAAGCTCCTTAGAATTCATATCATTGTTAATTTCAGCATTTAAAGTAACTACTAATGAATTTAAATCATCCATCTTAGTTGAATACTGATTTTTAAGACGATCTTCTTCAGATTTTAGCTCTCTTTTTTCAATTGCTATTTCCTCAGTTTTTCGTCTGTAGTCAGCATCTTTTTGATAACCTGCTTTTAATTCGTCAAGGTCAACATCAATCTTTTCACCATTAACAATAACTTGGTGTAGATCGGTTGTTTGTTCTTCAATTGCATTTTCATCTTCTGATGCTTGTTCTTCATCTGCAACTTCTAAAGTTTCCTCTAGTTGAGTTTCAGGTTGTTGTTGTTCTTCTGTTTCAGTTTCCACTTTCGCTTCAACTTCTTCTTTTGGTTCAACTGGTGCTGCTTCTTCTTGAGGTTTTTTGATAACACCTTTAGTGTCCATCAAACCTTCAATAGATTTTGCTGCACCTTGTACTGAAGCATTGTTCAGTAAAGGGTTTTCGTTAGACATTAAGTCCTCCATTGTTAAGCTGTCGTTAGACTTGGCTTATTTTAACCATCTTGGTTAAAATTTTGTATTATTCTGTTGTTTCCTGAAATCTTCCAACTGCTTAGTTGCAAGTTCCCCTGTTTCAATAACAGTTTGTAGATGTTGCTCTACTTTTCCAACAACATTATAAGCAATCCAGAGTTTTTCTCTAGTATCACTTTCTTTAGCACCTGTTTTTTCAAGAAGTGCTTCAGAATAAAGTTTTTTTAGAGATTCAATGGCCTCTATAAAAATTTTATTCCCCAATATCTGTTTGGCTTCGCTGGATCGGTTGATCTCCACCGCCCTGTCCGCCTGGTCTTTGGCTTTCATTTATTCCTTTTAATTGATCGCTAAACATATTAGCAGATTTCTGTGCCTGTTCAATAATTTTAGTATCACTTGACATTATCATTTTATCTAAGTCTGCATCTGCTTTAATTTTTGTTGTATCTAATTGAGTATTATATTTTAAGGCCATTTCTTTTATCTTAGCCTCAAAGTCTAATTGCATCTCTTGAGTTTTTTGTGCCAATTCTTTAGATTGTAATTCAAGATCAGCAATTTTTCTTTTGTTCTCTGCATCAATTCTAGTAAATTCTATTTTCTCAATAGGTGTTAATGGTGGTGGTTGAGGAGGTGGCATCATTTGTTTTCCAATATCAGGATCTACAAAATAATTTTCTACATTTTTAAGTCCAGCATTTTCAATTACTTTAGTTAAAGTATTATAAATATTTTTTAATGAAACCATTGGCATTTCTTTTCCGCCCTGTAATTGAAATGCTTGTATTTGTCTTTCCAAAATGCTGTTCAGCATAACTGTTTGTTGTTCTTTAGAACCAGTTCCAAGACCCACTACAATACTAATATTAAATCTATCTTTCCATTCTGTAGGTTTAACAGGAATGTATTGATTGTTTAACATTACAACTTTTTCTCTGTCTTGATATTTAACCATTAGTTCAAATATTTTTCTAAACAAATCTTTCACACCTGTTTCGGCAAATATTCTAGCAATTAATTCTGAACGCATTTGCGTTTGTGTCATCAAAGTATTTACACCAGTTGCAGTTTTTGAATTTAAAGTATCTGCATCTAATCCTTGTGCTGATTTTGTAATACCAGTTCTTGCTTCTCTAACTGTATCTAAATAACTTAACATTGGAAATGCTTGTTGTGAAATTGGTTGTGATTGCAAAGGTTGCATTACTTGATTCGGTGGTTGTTTAGTTCTAACTACTCCACCTGGTCTTGTTGTTAGTAGGTCATCCATGTTCACCATACCATCCATAACTGCAACTCTATTGTTGTTAGTTAAATACATATTGTCTAACAACTGACGCATTACAGTTGATTTCATTAATTGAATATCTTCAACTAATTCTGAAACTGATCTACCATAAAATCTGTGTGGCATTGGGATAGGTGTAACAGTTACAAAAGGAATATTATCACAAGGCATATTTTCTAAAACCATAGAACCATCATCACCTGCTGAAACTATTTTTCTAAGTTCTGCTATACCATCTTCATCATAGTCATATTTTACATAAGATTCATAAATTGAAACTTTTGTATTTTGTCCTTGTGCATAATCATCACTTAAATATTCATCTATATTTCCTTGTCTAACTATGTTCTCAGTATTATAAATATCATCACTTGATGCTGGAAGATTATTAACTTCATCTTCATCATAACCCATAGCAATTAAATCTGATCTTGATATTAAAACTTTATGAGAAACAAAATCTGCATCTTCAATTGTTTTAGCATTACGATCAATTAAAAATTCTTCTGGTGGAACACTTTCAACTTTTATCTTACCAGTTTTTTTTGTTCTTTTAATTTTACAATTATATAAAATAAAATCTGGTGTTTGCATTTCAGGAATTTCTAAACCTTGAGCTTCATATTGCTCAATAGCTTTTTCAAATTCTTCTTTAGAAAATTCGTCTTCTACTTCTTCTTCTTCAATAAATTCTATTTCATCTCTAGTATCTTCTAATGCTTCTTTGTCTTCCAATGATAAATTTTGATAAGTTTCAAATTCTACACTTTCAGATTCATCCCAGTAAATTTTTAAAAAACCATTTTTCTCAATCAAGGCATCTTTGAAAAAATTATATAATAATTGAAAGCCATTATTTTCTTTGTAAAAAACATGATTTAAATAAGTTGTCGCTTGGTCTGCCATAGGAACATCTTCAGCAGTTACAGGTTCACACTTAACTACTTTATCTGATGCTGTAAATATTCTTAATAAGTTTGGTAAGATACTTTCAATTGTGTCAGACACATCAGTTGATACCACTTGTGAACGACCATCTATTTCTGTTCCAAGTTTATCACCTAAATAATATTCAAGAGATTTTTTTCTAGACTCAGAAAGATTACCACCTAAATATCCAAGAGCATTTTCTATATGATTGCCAAGTACACTTTTTAATTTTAAATCAAATTCTATTTTTTTATCTGCCATATTAAACTATATAATTTGTGTTAACATATACTTCTTCATTCCAGTCAGTCATTTTACCACCAACAAAAGTACACCCATATCTAAAAGAATCTGCTGGATGACTTGCAAAATTATGAATGGGTCTGTTTTTAAAACATTGGTTTTTGTCATCCCATTTTTTTTGATAAGCCTTCAATGCCTCAACTCCTTGATGTGTTTTTTCTTTATCAAAATAACATTTGGGTAAATTCTTTCTAACAGCTTCAATACCATCTTCAATAGAAAGTTTTGGAGCTATATCAAAAGATATACCCAATTCAAGAGCTGATTCTAATCTTGATTTGCCGAAAGCTCCTAATTCTCTAACTTTTATATCATGTGGAGCTATATGTCTATCATATTTATAAGGTTTGGAGTCTAGCAGGTCAGCATAGAAATCTAAGCCTTCTCCAGATGATTCTTCATAATCAATTACTCTAATCTCATCTCCATGTCTTTGCACAAACCATATTGCAGTTGAATCTTTAAGACCCAAATCCCACCATGTTTCACAATCTAAACTTTCATCATAAGGCACATCTGTAATCTTATTATTTTTTTGTAAGTCATCAATGATTGCACCATAGTAAGATCCAGTAATTGCAGCTTGAAATGAACACTCAAATTCTTGGTCGTATAAATCTTCTGACATCATTTGTTTAGCAGAGTCTAATTCATCTTGATCTAATATTTTTGTATCACTAGCTTTAAATACTGAAGTCCACCAATCCTTTTGTGTTTGAGCTTCTTTGTGTAATTTGTAAAAATAATTTTGGCCTTTTGGCGTTCCAATAAATATACACCATCCTTTTCGGTCTGCCAAAGCAGGTCTGATAATTTCAGGAAATATTGTTGGAGATAAACTTTGTGTTTCATCCATTACACATCCATCTAAGAAAATTCCTCTAAGTGCCTGATCGTTCTCAGCTCCCAAAATAGTTATCCTTGCACCATTAGGAAAATCGCATCTAAGTTCTGATTCATTAAATTTAACAAAAGGAATATTCTTACCAAAGGTTTTTATATAATCCCAAGCAGTTGCTTTACCCTGTTTGAATGTTGGCGAAATAAAGGCATATCTTGGATTAGGCTTTGGGTTTGTCAAAGCATCTCTAATCATGTGGTTGATACACATTACAGTCTTGCCAGACCTTCTATGTGCAACGATTACATTAAATCGGTGCTTTATCATTTCATTGTGCAAAAATTTTTGCAGTTTTCTAGGTGTATATGGAATTACAATTTCAGTCATTTTTTAAACAAAACCCCCCTGTTAGTGAATAGTCGTATTCTCAAGGTAATTCAATTGATTAATTCCAAGCTCATCAAGCATGAAATCGCTAAAGTGTTTAGCATGGTGAAGATCATCAAAGCCATCAAAGTGTATTATCACAGATTCAGTAGATTCTGAAACTACAACTAATGCGTTTATTTTGTTTTTCTTTTTAATTTTTTTTTTTGGCATAAGAGGAACTCTTTGTTTAGATATATATACCTCCTAACGCTATTAACGCAAAGCGATTTTGTCAGGAAGGCAACCACCTTTTTAAAACCCCCTTAAAAATGATGCTCTTTTAAATTGGTACTGATAGTCATCTATTATTGGAACTAAGTAATACTAGAATTTATTTAAATTAATAAACTTATTAAGTGAACAAGGCCTGACTTCATAAAAAAAAATAAATAATGCCTCTATATCAGCCTGACGCAACTATGCCTCTAAAAGTTACAACATAAGTAGCTTTGCAAGTGTGTTAATATTGTTTTTATTGAATAATTTTAATTTAATCTTTAGCCCATTTGACAATCAATGGCTTATTATCAGCGTTAGAAAGCTGTAATTTTTG